GAATAAGACTGTCTATATAAATTTAAGTGATATCAATGAGTTACAAACAAACATAATGAATTTTGTTTCTTTATGGGTTCACGAAAAGAAAACACCAATACCAAGAGGTGAGATTATTAAAGATATGCAATTAAAAGGAGTGAATATGCCAACAACAAGACAAGCTCTTTATTCTTTAATTAGAAAAGGTTATATCCGGGAAGCGGTAATAATAAGTAACAAAACTTCGTATGTGCAGCTTCGTTCGGTATAGTGCAATCTATGAAAGGAGGATTTATGAATAAACCTATTATTAAAAAGTTTACATTCTCAAGCGAAGAAAGAGATAGATTAAGAAATCTTGAAATTGGCATCATCGCTTCTAACGCTCAACTTGACGGAATACAGATATACAAGAACGCTTTACTCGGAGCAATCTATAAAAGATTAGGAATAGATGGTGAAGCGAAAAAAGGCTATAGCAAGGGTATTAGTTATAATCTTTCGGAAAATATGATAACCTATACAGAATCTCCATTACCGGAAGTTAAGGCTAGCGAGGCTAAAAAGTAAAAGTTGATATACATTGATACACACTAGGATTGCGTTAGAGCCACGAAAAAAGGAAAGACGGTACATATTGCCTTTAAACATAATCTTCTGTTATTCTTAATTGAAACCAAACTCTGAAAGGAACGGTAAAATTATGGGAAGACCTCTAAAATTCAAAACAGTTGAAGAAATCCAAAAAGCGATAGATGAGTATTTTGATTGGTGTGATAACAGAATTGTTAAAGGATATAACACAAAAGAAGATAAAGAGTTTGCATACATCTCACCAGCTCCATATACAATGTCAGGTCTTGCAAATAGGATAGGATTGAGTAGGCAGGGACTATTGGACTATAAAAACCGTGATAAGTTTCTTGACACTATAAAAAAGGCAAGGGAAAGAGTACACGAAGATGTTGAGACGAGATTGATGGAAAAAGCTCCCGTAGGTGCTATTTTTAATCTCAAGAATAACTTTGGTTGGAAAGATAGAACAGAAACAGATGTACATTTAGACTTACCTCAACCAATAATATCCGGAATTAAATTACCTACTGAATAATATGTATGAGTCTACAACAGCTACGGAAAAAATTAAAGCTCTTGATAAACGCATCCGTGCTGTTGCAGGTGGTACTTCCGCTTCTAAGACTATTTCAATTCTCTTATGGCTAATTGCTTATTGTCAAACTAAACAAAGCAGAGACAAGCTTGTAACTGTTACTTCTGAGTCCTATCCGCATTTACTAGGAGGAGCTATAGCTGATTTCCAAAACATAATGAGAGATAGGAATTATTGGAAAGATGATAGGTGGGTAAGAAATCCAAGAACTGTTTACACTTTTGAAACAGGGAATGTAATGGAGTTTGTAACATTTGATACTTACGGCAAGGCACACGGAGGCAGGAGGGATGTTCTTTTTGTAAACGAAGGTAACTACATGGCATATAACATTATCGATCAGTTAATGGTGCGTACCCGTGAAGTCGTATGGTTAGATTGGAATCCGACAGCAGAGTTTTGGTTCTACTCGGAGATGCTAGATAAGAGGGATGATATTGACTTTATCACTCTAACCTATCTTGACAACGAGGCATTGGATTTAACGACAATTTCAGAGATAGAGTCACATAAGAATAACAAGGCATGGTGGGACGTCTACGGACTCGGAAAGTTAGGGCAACTTGAGGGTAGGATTTACAAAGGATGGAATGAAGTTGACGATATTCCAAAAGAGGCAAGGCTAGTTAGGTATGGGCTTGATTTTGGTTATTCAATAGATCCGACAGTTATTATTGCAATATATGTCTATAACGGAGCTTTTATTTTAGATGAGGTAACTTATCAAAAAGGATTATCAAACAGAACAATCGCAGATATTCTCTTAAACAAAGACAGAGCGTTAGTCATAGCAGACTCGTCAGAGCCTAAAAGTATTGATGAGATAGCAGAATACGGAGTGAATATCATCGGTAGTAGAAAAGGCGCAGGGAGTGTTTATCAGGGGATTCAATATGTTCAGGACCAGAATATATCTATTACTAAACGCAGTCTAAGAACTTTAAAAGCATATAGAAATTATTTATTTGTGAAAGATAAGCAAACAGGTAAGTTTATAAACGAGCCAGATGACACAATACATGAATGGTCAAATTCACAAGATGCTATTAGATATGGACTTGAGAGCTTAAAGGCTACTGCCCCTAGACCAATTCAGACAGATTTTGGTGGCGTCAAAAGCTACATGGAAGGTATGATTTAAGATTTGCGTTAAAATATAAATATCCTCTATTCTTTTAATATGGCTGATATATTACCAGAAAGAAATGTAGAACTAGAGATATTGCGTCTCAATACGGAAAGTGGCTTTAACTACCGTCAGAGAAGGCATGAGGATTGGTTAGAAAACTACACGCTTGGAAGGGATAAGGTAACAATAAATCGGCTCACACAACGCCAAAGTACCAATCTCCCGTTGATGAAGCTCACCCTCAAAACTCTTCTTAAAGACATGGATGATATGCCTGTTTTAGAGTTTGAAGAACTGGGCAACGCTAAAGACAAACAAGTATTTTATAACGAATACTGGAAGTACACCGGAGAGCAGAATGGTTTTGAACTTCAAGACATAGTTGATAAGAAACAGGAGTTTTACTTCGGCAGAACATTTGACCAATGGCAGATAGTTGACGGTAAAGTTAAGATGACAGTCCAAGACCCGATGGATTTACTAGTTGATAGGTTTATGAACCCGTTTGACCTTCACTCCTCGCGCTTTTTAATCCACACACATATATTTGAGACTCTATCCTCGCTTGAAAAGAACAAAGACTACGACCAAGAGGCGGTTAAAAAGTTAAAATTATGGCACGCTTCCGATCAGGGACTACTCAAAGCCAAACAAAATCTACAAATGTTATCTGATAAGAATCAAAAGCTGGCTGAAATGGGAGTGCCGGATGTTGACGCACCTATTCTGGGTGAGACTTACGTTGAACTTACTTTGCATTTTGTTTATGACAAGCGCAAAGACTCGGAAGAAGAGGAGTTATTCTTAAAAGTTTCAGTTGATGATATGGAGATAATAATGCGTAAACCCCTTGAGGAAGTAATAGGCGTAACTAAAGACAACTTCTGGAGAAATCACTATCCGTATGCAACTTGGGCGGGAGATTTAGAAAGACAGGACTTTTGGTCAGACGGTACGGGAGATATGGTAAGAACACCTAACAAAGTAGCTAATACTTGGTTTTCGCAGTTAGTTGAGAATAGAACGCTTCGAAACTTAAATATGAATTTATTTAATTCTAATATTGAGGGCTTTGTGCCTCAAACTTGGCAACCGCAAGCGTGGGGAATGTATGGTATTCCAGTCCCGGCAGGGGGAAAGATTGATGATGTGTTTAAGCAAATGCCTGTGCAGGATTTATCCGACTCACTAGATGAGATGAATTTCCTTTTAACAATGCTTGAAAAAGGTACAGGGGCAACACAAACCCTACAAGGAGTTAAAAGCGAGCAACAGGTTACACTAGGCGAGGTTCAATTAACTTTAGGCGAGGCAAAAGAACGAGTCAAGGGGATGTCCAAGTTTTACACTCAGGCGTGGAAAGACAGAGGACTTATCTTTATTAAACTTTTAGAAGCGGCAGGGGATAAAATAGACGCGGTTAAGGTCTATAAGAAAGGCAGAAACACCGATAATATCTTCGAAAGAGAGATTAGTCCGGCAGATTGGAAAAGCGAAGCGGGATACAGAGTTAAAGTTTGGTCGCAAGATGAGAAGAATGCAGAGAGTCAGGATAGCTTGCAGAAGATGAACGCTGCTAAAACTGTAATGCCTGACAATCCTGTAGTAGATACAGTTTATAAAAGAAAAGTATTAGAATTTAGCGACTTCACACCTGATGAGTTAAACGATGCGATGAAATATGAAGAAGAAAAAAGACAAATGATGCTTCAACAAGCTCAAATGGGCATAGTTCCGCCACAACAACCAGGTCAACCTGCTGGCGCTCAACCGCCACCTCTGCCAATGTCTACTCCTCCTCCGATTGCCTAAAAATAGGATTTTAGCTTAATCTTAATGTATGACCTCAATGAAAAACAATAGGAGGGTAATCTAATATGGCAGTAACATACATAAGCAACGCTCTTGGTGGAACTACAACTACTACTTCTTTTACCATCACGCTACCTGCTACAGCAGCAAATGACATTATCATTCTTGAGTATACGCATAGAGGGACACCTGGTGGAACACTAGGTGGTACTTATGATGGTCCAGCTTTTACAGAAAAACATGACCAACTCTATGCCAGCTCTACCTTCTCTGGTAAGACACTTTATTCTCGTGCAACAGGTAACCATACTGGACAGACTGTTACAGGAACTGGACTGACTGATTCGTGTGCTGCAGTCATCACTATTTATCGTGGAGCAAAAACAACAGGCGACCCTCTTGCTGACGCTACGATAGTTGGGGAAGAAAACGCTTCGGGTGATGAAACACAGGCACAAATCACCACAGCTACCGATGGTGCGTGGGTTGTATTAGTTGTAGTCAACTCTCCTGATGTAGCTGTATCCACGCAGGCTAACACAAGTCCTGGGACACTTACTGAAAGAGCAGAACGTCTTTCTACTGGAGGTTCTGATACTTCTATTGCTCACGCCAGCGCAGAGAAGGCTACGGCAGGTGCAACGGGAGCGTTCACTTGGGCGCAGACTAATGGAGCTGGTGGTTCGTGGGCGTATGCGATTAAACCCAATGTGCCACCTACCGTAGCACTCAACACCCCTGCTGATGTCGCTACAGGTCAATCTACTACCCCAGATCTTTTATTTACAGGAACAGACGCTGATAGTGATGAGATTGAATATAACGTACAGGTAAGTACCCAACTATTGTCTGATGATTTTAACAGAGCAAATGAAAACCCTATTGGTGGAAATTGGACAAATGATGCTTTAGCAGAAGGGGCTAATAATCAATTAAAAATAGTTTCTAATCAGCTTACGGCCGTCACAGCAGCTACTTCTTGTGAGATTTACTGGAGTGCTGGAACCGTAAGTGGAGCGATGGAAACTTATGCAACTTGTGTTACCAAGCCTGGAAACGGAGGTAGAGTTGAAATAGGGTTTTTACAATCCCCTGGAACTAGTAATTATGTTGGGTATAGAGCTTTGTTTATTGATAATACTGGGGCTGGAAATGACCAAGTTATAATAAATAGAACTGATGTTGTTGCCACCGATGTTCAATTAGGTACAATAAGTACGGTAGAGTTTAACGCAGGTAGCTTGCTAGCTTTTAGCAGAAGTAGTACGGGAGTTTTTACAGCATGGATAGATGGGGTTGCGGTTTTAACAATTACGGCAGACACGACATATACTGGTAACTTTTATCCCGAGGTTGGTATTAAAAACACAACTGGGGTACTAGATAATTGGGGCGTTAGACAAACAAATTTAAACAAACTCTCCGTCACCCCAGACGCTACATTTGCAGGTACAGGAGACCCCCACCCGTGGCCTTCAGGAAACCAAGTAACTTATACAGTCCAAGCAGGAGATATTCTAACAGCCTCTACAGTTTATTACTGGCGAGTAAGAGGAACAGACCCGTTAGGAAGTAATACTTATGGAGCGTGGGCGACAACCAGGAGTTTTACGACAGCAGGGGGAGGTTCAGCATCAGCTTCGGCATCTGCAAGCGCATCTGCTAGTAGATCGCTAAGTCCATCCGCCTCACTCAGTCCGTCGGCTAGCTTATCCCCGTCAGCAAGTCACA